GCTCCACTCGCATGGGCTGATCTAGTGCCTGCTACAGCTCTAGTAATTCCAGTTAAATCATTTGTAGAAATTCCAGTGTATGAAATAAACTCTGCTCCAACTTTTATAGTTCCAGATGTTGGAAAACCAACAACGGAAGATAATGTAATTGAGGTTCCTGAACCACCAGTACCAGCAGTGTCATCTTGTAGTAAACCATTTAAAGTTGAGATAACTCCTGCAGACCCACCCCATCCAGAAGTACCATAACCAAAACCAGCAGTTTGATTTAATGGTCCCACTTTAACATAAGGATTTATTGTTGCTGCTCCACTTGCTGCAACAGTTGTACCAGCATTAGCCGCCATAGTAATTGTGAATGTATCTTGACTCGGCACTGTCACAATCTCAAAAGTATTTGTTGTAAAATCTGCAGCTAAGTAACCAGCTCCCACTGGAGGCGTAACAGAGGTAAATCTAATCAAAGCACCTGCTAATAAACCATGAGCAATTTTATTTACAGTTACAGTTGGACTAGTGTTGGCTGTTGTAAATGTTGCTCCAGTAATTGCAGTGTCTAATGGTGTGATATCGTAGAATGCATTTTCATAATAAATTATTAAAGCCTTATTAGTACCTATAGCTGAGTATCTTCTACCATCTAAATCAGCCCAAACAAGTTGATCTCTTGCTGCACCAACTAGTGTATTTGAAGTTATTTGTTGCCAACCCCCTATTTTTTCTGGCAGACCATATCTAAACCTAACAAAATCACCATCAGTCCACTGACCTTCTGCTCCAGTTTCTGTGACTTGCTTATTAAATCCCGGTCTAATCTGTACGTTTGTTAAAGGCATGCAGACATTATATCATTTATTTGAAGTATATTAAATAACTCTACTTAACAACTTTAAATTACCTTCTAAACCAATTTGGTAATCCTAAATGAGGACGTTTGTCAAACATATTATCCTTAGATCCTGGAGTTTTTCTGTTGTTATAGTGAAGAAATACTTGAATACATTCTTTACCTTTAAATTTTTCTCTCCAATGCTCTAGTTCACAACCTGAATAAACTAACATATCGCCTGGTTTTAAATCTATTTTAATACCTTTTGCTTTGCTAGAGGAAGTAATTCCTTTTTTACCACCTTCTGTTTCAGGTAAACCAACATTTTCGTTTGGACTTAAATATATAGGCCAATCATCCCCACCTAAATTCATTGTAGTTGATATCTCACAACTAAATCTATCTTTATGTCTTTTTAATTCGTCTTCCTTTTTATATATTCTAGCATATGTATAAGATGGATATAATTTAAGACCTGTTACTTTTTCCATTTTTGGTAGACATTTTAACATTAAAGTCTCCATAGCAATATTAGCATATTGAGCATATGTATTTGGTATTTGACCACTAGGTTCTTCATATTGACCTATAATATATTCAAATGGAGATATGTATCTAGCATCCTTACAAGTATCATAAACTTGTTTTTGCATAATAAAATAATTTGCAATAAATGAAGCTAAATCTTTTGATATTGCTTGACGAATGACTGTATATTTTTTTTTTTTAAACATCTTTTGCCATCTCTTTCGGTACAGCTTGTAGGTTCCAATGTATAAATCTAAAAGGTTCTTTACCAAAATCTACTGTAAACTCGTGTTCTAAAAACCCTGGAAATATAACTAGTGTTCCAGGTTTAGGTCTAACATAAATTAATTCTGCTGCCGGTAATACACCTTTTATATTTGTTTTCATTTTTAATTTTGTAGCTCTAGCTCCAGTACGTGGCTCGTGAAATACTGGCATTGATGTTTTATCACTTGCTTTTAAAAAATAAAATCCTGAAACATGTTGATTCCAATGAACGTGAGCTGAATGATTTCCTCCTCCTTCTTTAGCAAACTCTTGTACCCACATTTCACTAAATAAAGTTGTGTATTGTGACATATCAAAACCTTGATGATCTAAATACTCCCAAGATTTTTGACCAATGTAATCTCTAAAATCTCTAAAATTATTGTCAGCTGTTAATGGTGTTGAATGATATGACGTTCCAAAATCACCATGTTCTTTAATAAATTTTTTTTGTTTATTTTTTGAATCTTTAATATATTTGTTAGAAGCCCTATTTAAAGATTTTATAAACTCTGGTTTTTGTTCAGACCAAATAGTTGTGCTAAAGTAATTATTTATATACATCTTATTTAAATGGGTATCCAAGGTTCCACATCACCAATGAATATCTAGTTCCTTTTGTTACGGGTTTAACTCTATGCCATACAAATGATGGAAATACAATGATACTTCCTTTAGGTAATATCTCTTTTGCTTTTCTCAAATGTTTAGCTTCTTCTCTCATATGGGGATCATAGTTTCTAAAGTCAAACTCTAATTCACCACCTTCATATTCTGAACTATCTGTTAACTGACAAGTCATAGATAGTTTTCGAATTTTACCATTTTCTGGACCTTCTTTTTCATAAGGTTTTTCAAAAGAATCACAATGCCAATCATAATATTGGTTGTGTTTGTATTTTGTAAATTGACATGACTCTGATCTATCCCATTCAAAATTCCAACCTGCTGATTTATTAGCTTGATGTATATAAGGATGTAATTCTTTATATATCCATGGGTCATTTAACCAAACTAAATCTGATCTTCTTTTTTTCTGCATATTTTTAATTTGGTCTTTAGTTAATTCTTTATCACCATATCCACCCGTTCTAGCCATAGTTTCTGATTTTGATAATCCATATTTTATAATGTCATCACATACTTTAGGAGGTATTGCAGAAGTAAAGTACCAGTAATAATTAGATATATTCATTTTGAAAAAGTCATGTTTAAAGAAAATCTATAGGCAGGAGCTGTAGAAGTACAAGGTCTGATCAAATGAGGAATAGTGGCATCAAAAATAACTACTCTATTTGGCTTACACTGAACAGTTTTAATTATATCTTCTTTGTTGTTATTTAAAAATAAAGTGTCTGCACCCCACTCTAAATCCCATTTCATATTAGCATAATAAATAAAACTCCATTTAGCATTATCAAGAGAATCATCATGAGGATGATATACACCCGCTGAAGTAACAGCATTTATTAAACATCGGTTAAGATTATTTAAATTCATTTTAAATTTATTTTTAATGTTAATAGGTAGATGTTCTATTGCACCTAACTTAATTAAATCTTCTTTTGTAAATATAGCTCCAAACATATCAAAACTTTTATAATCAAAAGATTCACTATCATTTAAATTTAACTTAAAATATGAATTAAGTATAAAAGAATAAAATTTTTGAGTTACGTGCGATGGATATACATTATCAAAAATATATATTTTATTTAAATTATTAGATATAGTCATAAGTTATTGTTTGCACAAAATTTAAACTATCTTTCTGATTATTAGTTATATAATACATATTAGTTGAGGGAAACATTATAAACATATTATTTTTAAGTTCTATATCCCAACTTCTTCCCTTACGTCTATTATCATCATAATGTATTCTAACATTACAGTCTTTGACTTTTACACCATATAATAATGTAAAATCTGGAGAGTTACGTAAATCCACGGGATCAATATTTAATAAAGGAATTGTAGTCTCATTAGGTTTATAGTTATTTCCCCATGTGTTTTTATTAATTAACTTATAATTATGTTCAACATTAATATGATCTCTTACATAACTATTTAACATATCCCAAGTTCTTGAAAACGGAAAATCTTTTTTTTGAATCACTGATTTTAAAATATCTTCTACTAATTTATCTCGGTCAATGTCCCAATCTTTAGGCATTGCTATATCTCCATAATATAATGCTTGTTCTGATAAAGTTTTTTTAATCATTCTGTTATCCAATCTATTATTAAATGCACTCTATTAGATTTACTATTATTTGCAACTGAGTGTATTTTTTTTGAGTTATTTATTTCCCACATTTCGCCTTTTTTTAAATTTATTTTTTCTTCACCCACATTAAAAATTACTTTATTATTTGTAATTATAGGAATATGGATTCTTTTACATATATCTAATGAAAATGAATTATCAATATGATTAGGTATATTTTTTTGAGCTTCTAAATTTACCAGTAGTGCTCTTATAATATATCCTTTACCAAATTTTTTAGAAAATATATTCTTAAACTTATTCATTTCATTTTTATATATACTATAATTAAAATGATAAGTAGGATTATGGTTTCTAAAATCTTCATCAAATATCAATGGTATTGTTTTGGTATATTTATGTACATCATATGTTTTTTGTCTAAATATATAATCATCCCAGGTTTTAATTTTTTTAACTTTAGAAGCTACAGCTGAGACATCTGTTTTACCAATATAATTAAAATTCATAATTTAAAAATACTTTCTACTGATTCATTACATCTTAATTCTAAATTTAATGCAATTCTTGGTTTTGTTTTTGAGACATCTGGTAAATGATCTAAAAAAGATGGGAAAATTAACATATCATTATCTTTTGGCATTAAATATTTTTGTTCATTTTTATAGTGAAAAGTAATTCCTTTCTTCTGTGTCTTTAAATATAATACACAATTAATACTTGCGGTTAACTTATGGTTATGACATTTGCTTTTGTTATATTCTTTATCAGTAATATAAGCCCATGTTTTAAAATTCACATCTTTTAAAGAAAAAATATTTAAATTAATTTTAGA